TAAAGCCAGTGTGATACTATCGCTCTCATGCGAATTGACAAAAATCAAAAATCTGTCAAAAAAGAGGACATATGCCAGCACGACGAAAGCCGGTAAATGAGTTGGTAGACGATAGGCATGACCGAGTTATCCCGCGTATTAAGCTCAATACGCTGACTGACCCGCCATCATGCCCTGATACATTAACCGAGCTCAAAGCCCGCGAGCTATGGGACGAGATATGCAGGATATTGACTGAGAGTGGTAGGCTTGCCGCCGAGGATATCCAGACCCTGGAACTTGCTTTTTTATCCCTACAAAACGCAATCCGGCTACAGCGCGTGCTCAATGAGATAAACCCGATTGACGAGGCCAATAAGTATAAGACCATCTCTGGCACTTTGCGCGCTGAGGCTAGTTTTTATTCTGACATCATGCTCCGTTTTGGGGTTACGCCTCGTGGCCGTGAGTCGATAGCTGCGACATTGGCAAAGGCACAGAGTAGACAGCAAAAGAGCCTTGCTGAAAAGATGATGGAGGGCGACGGTGAAGGAGCTGACTGACTATATCGACTGGGTAAGAGCTCATCCAAAAGATATCTGTGCAATAACTCTCCTGTGCGTCAAGCGCATCGAGGAGCGCGTCAAGTTGGTTAAAAAAGGCCAGCTTGCATATGACGACAAAGCAGTTAAGGCGGTTATCCGATTTATCCAAAAATTGACGGCCGATGAGGGCGGGCAAAAAATAAGGCTCCTATTATGGCAAAAGTTTTTTATTGCTGGGCTCTATGGTTTCCGCGAGCCTAGCACCGGACATATCCTGCACAATGATGCCTTTTTATTCATCGCCAAAAAAAACGGCAAAACCGCGCTCTCTGCCGGCCTTGCGCTCCATAACCTGATCAACGTGCCAGCCGCGCAGGTCATCCTTGTGGCAACCGATTATAACCAGGCGAAAATAGCGTTCGAGGCAATTTGCAAGTACATCCGCAATACGCCTATACTAGCCGAGGCGCTGGCTAACAAGGAGATAGCGATCAGGGAGTCTCCGCCATTGACCGTCGAGTATTATACCGGCGGCTCAAAAATCCGCATCATACCAGAGACTAGAGCAAAACAGGCGCAAGGCTTTAATGCGACCTTTGCGCTCTTTGACGAGATTGCCTCATATCGCACCGGCGAGATTATCACCAAGATTGCATCGGGGCAGGTGCGCGAGAATGCCATTCGCATCAGTCTCACCACCGCAGAGACCTCAATGCAAAATCCTGGGCGCGCAGAATACGACCGCGCCCGCAATGTTTTGACCGGCAAGTTTGAGGCGCGCAATTACCTGCCGCTCATCTACGAGCTTGATGACCATGACGACCGCTGGAATCCTGACTGCTATATCAAAGCAAATCCGGCGCTCGATGCTATCAAGCCATTGCGCAAGCTCATCGAGGAGCGCGACAGGGCGCGGCAAAATCCCATTGAGGAAGCATCATTTTTTGCCTATCAACTCAACGTCTGGAGCCAAAATAGCGGCTCGGACATCTCTGAGGACGACTGGCGGCCAGCAATAGACAATGTCAAGAAATATGCCGACTATTTAACACCAGACAAGCTCGCCAAATATCCAGCTATCGCCGCTGTTGACTTGTCCAAGATTGACGACTATACGGCATACACCATCTATTTTTACATCAAGCCGATAGATAAATTCTACGCCAAGCATCGGTTTTATATCCCGGCCGCCGCGGTCGAAAACAAGCAGCGTATTGAGACCGAGCAAGTGCGCATCTGGATTAAGCAGGGCTACATTATGCCAACCATCGATGAGCAAGGCTCGCGGGTGATCAACTATGACTATCTCCAATATGACATTATCGAGGATTATAACAAATATCATCTCATCGGCCTTACTTATGACGTTGCGCATGCATCAAAGTTTGTCGAGCGACTAGAAGAAAAACTGCCGCAATTGCCGCTGATACCATTTGCGCAGGGCTGGAAAAAAATATCGCCTGCAAATAAACAGTGGCTTGAGCTAATCTACAAACAAAAGCTCATCGATGACAACCCTGTCATGCGCTGGATGGCTGGATGTGCGCGGATTATCAACGACCGCTTGGGCAATACCTATTTCGAAAAGGTCAACTACCGGCAAAGCAACTTGCGCATCGATGGGGTGGATACGTCGGTCATGGCATTGGCAGTCCTGCTTGGTCAGCTCGAGCAGGGCGAGGATAACGTTGAGGAACAGGTTAAAGCGCTCGAGGCTATCGAGTATTAGGGGGTGATATGGCAAAGTCGCAGTATGATTGGGTGTTTGACGCATACACTAAATGGGTTATATCAGGGGCTGATGAGGATTATAAAAACCTTTGGCTTGCAAGCCAATCACAAATGCGCATGGTGGTTTTCAAGCAGGCGCGCAAATTGGGCCGGCCGCTTGACTATGACGATCTTATAGGGATTGTTGATGATTCAACAATTAATGTAATTGAGTTTTTTAAACAGCATAACGACATCAAATATCACCAGCTTTATAGCATATTTGGTTATCAAAACAAAAAGGCTTTCCAAGATTTTAACCGTAAGCTGAAAAAATACAATAAATCAAAAATTTTTTCAGAAAATTGAGGTCGATTAGTTACTCATATATTTGAAAGCAAGATAATCCTATAACTGGATTATTGCCAATACCACCGTCGTGATGACAGAGGGATTATGGCGTTTTTTTTGCGTATTTTCCGGCGCACACCTCCTCAAGTTCGGGCGGCTGATAGCATAAATTATATCAGCTCGCCCGACATTTTTAATTATCCTTATCTCAGCTTAAACCCTACCGCCGAGGCGTGCATCCGCAAGATAGTCTCGACGTTGGCATCGCTCAAGCTGGAGCTGTATACGCATCGCAAGGGCGGCGGGCGCTCGCTCATGGTTGGACATCCGCTGTTTGTGGCGCTCAAAAACCCTGATCCAAACATGACCCCAATCCAGTTTTATTCGCAGCTTATCGACGACATCATGCGGGGTGACGCCTATCTACACATTATTAGGGCTGGCGGGCAAATCCTTTTTGAGCGTTTAGACCCGCGTGCAATCAGACCGTCAAATCTGTCTGGCAGAATAGTCTATCAGTACAGCCAGCAGACCTACACCGACCGCGACGTGCTCCATATCCCCTACCCGTTTGCGACCAAGATTGTCAACGGCATCGTCTATGGCGTAGCACCAGAAGAAAAATACCGCGACCTGATAGCTCTCGACAATGCGCTGACGGCATATATCAAAATGTACTTTGGCAACTCGATTGGCAAGCGTACCGTGATTGAAATGGGCGATGCTTGGACGGGCAAAAAACTTGATGAGGCATATGCACTCATTGCGCCAGCAGTGCAAAAGTTTGTTTATGGTGCGGCGAATGCAGGTAAACCTATCATTCCGCCGCCTGGGACTAAATTAACAACACTTGACCAGACACAAAATCTCTATGCCGATATTAAGACGCTCAAAGAAATGGTAGAGCGGCAAATATCACAAGGCTTTGGTGTGCCATACTCCCTGCTGTCCGAGACCAATAAATATGACTCTCTTGAAGCCAATCAGCTGCAATTTTTGGCCGATACTATCGAGCCATTGGGGACGCATATCGAGCAGTCGTTTGACAGGCTCTTAGACCCTACCGAGACCGCTCTGTACTGCAAATACGATTATAAAGCAATGCTGCAATCTGATGTGAAAACCACTGTCGAATACCTTGCCAAAGAGGTGCAAGCCGGACTGCTCACCATTAATGAGGCGCGCGACAAGCTCGACCTGGCCGCGGTTGATGCTGGCGATTATACGTTTGTGCCGGCCAACTTGTGGCCGCTAACCGTTGATAACGTGCAAGCATTTTTCGCGCAGTCTAAGCTCGCCATGCATAATGGCGCAGGAGATCAAATGAAATGAAAAAGCAAATTCGCAAACTTGATTATCAATCTGAGATTACCATCCGTGATGCGACCGAGAGCGAGCCGCGCAAGCTAGTTGGACTTATCCCATATAACAAGCCATCGGTCGACATAGGATTTATCGAGATTATCACGCCGACCGCTTTCGATAAGACCTTATCAGACCGCGCCGACGTCAAGGCCCTGGTATCGCATGACGCAAGCAAGGTGCTGGGCTCTGTTAAGGCTGGAACCTTGCGACTGACATCAACTGACAATGGTTTGCTTGCCGAGGTTGACCTGCCGAACACCACCTTTGCCAACGATGTTTGGGAGACTGTCAAGCGTGGCGATGTCACTACCATGAGCTTTGGATTTTACCCAGTCAACGAGCGCACGGAAGTCCAAAACGGGAAGGAAGTGCACTACCTGACCGAAGTTCGCCTACTTGAGGTTAGCTTTGCGGTCGCCTGGCCAGCCTATGAGGATACGACCAGCATGGCGAGGGCAGTGCGAGGCATTGACCTGGACAAACTCGAAACCGTGCTTGCCAAAGAAACTATCGAATCAAACGACCTTGCGGTCGTTAAAGATACCATTGAAAAGCTGCGGGCGCTGTTAGAGCCGAGCCCGTCCACCACCGAGGCCGCGCAGAGCACCTCGGCCGGAGACTTGCTGGCATCACTCTATGATGCGTCGCAAAAACTCTAAAGGAGACTACTATGGCTGAAGAAGTCAAGACTGAAGCAAAGACCCCGGAGATTATGCTCCGCGAAATTGAAACCAATGTCGAGAAAAGAGTCGAGGAGAAAATCGAATCCTCGCTTGTCGAAAAGATTGATGCCAAATTCCGTGCGGCGCTGGCTGACCTAAAACCCAAGGTTGAGGTTGTCGGACCCGCATCAGAGTACCGCGCAATCGCGCAGGCGATGGCTGAAAAGCGCGCGATTACTCTCAATGGCTCTGGCGCATACAAAATTGTACAGGACCTTGTGCAAGCTGTCATTAAAAAGCAAGACTTGCTCGCCAAGTACCGCTTTGAGTATGGCGCTGGCGCGCAGATGAATATCCCTGTACTATCTGCTCGGCCTGCAAAACCGACAAAGCAATCTGAAGGTGCGACATCAATCACCGCTGACTCCACCGCGGCACTGGGCGCAATGACCTTGACACCGTATGCCTATGTGTCCGTCCTGCCCATCTCTGCCGAGGCTCTCGTACAGGGCGCGGCTGATATTGAGAGCAGACTGCCGCAGGTGTTTGGCGATTCTTTCGCCGATGCTATGCTTTATGGCTCCATAATCGGCGACAGCACCATGACTGGCGTCTTTGCGGATGCTGCACTTTCGCAGGATGTGAGCTGCGCAGCGACCGGAGCTCCGACATGGGCTGACCTTATTACTCTTGCTGGCGCAGTCAAAGGCTATGCATTTAGCCCGCTCATCATCATATCGCCGGCGCTTATGTCTGATTTGCTGGCAAATACCAGCACTGGGCTTGACCCACTCAAAACCGAGTATCTCACCCGCGGCACAATCCGTGGCGTGCCGGTTTATGAAAGCGCTTATGCTCCATCCACTACAACCGCCGGCTCGGTTGTCGCGGTCGCAATGGACCCCGCCAATTATGCAATCGGTGTGGCCGCCGCGCTCAACATTATCCCGATTCGCAAGGCTGGCGATACCAATACCTACTTCCAGGCCGAGGCTTTCTTCAATGGCAAGCCAATCCTCGCCGCAAACGGCTGGCAGCTCAAGACTGTATGAGGTTAGATAATGGCACTGGTGACAGTTGATGATCTGAATGCATACTCTGGCAACTATGAGACTGCGGCATACAAGACTACTCTGGTTGAGGCCGCGTCCGATATCGTTGTCAAGTATCTTGGATATAATCCCTCGCAGGCCGAGCGGATATACCGCACGGTCGGCTGGGGGAACGATTTTGTCATCCTACCAGTGCCAGAAGTTTCAGTGGTGGCCAGTCTTGTCGTTGACGGCGAGACTTGGCCATCGACTGATTATCTTGCGATTGTTGACCCCGTGAGCGGCCGGACAAGGCTTGAGTTAATATCCAAAACATTTCTGCGCGGGGCAAAGATTGTCATCACCTACACTGCCGGATATGTTACCATCCCTGAGCCAATCAAATTGGCGGTCTTGCGCATTGCATCGCTCTTGACGACCGAGGCAAACGGCAATATTGGCGTTACGAGTAAGAGCTTTGCTGATATGTCGCGCACTTTTGTCAACTATACCAATTTTGATAAATACCTTAAGCCGCTCGCGCGCTATCGCGCGGAGGAAATCTAATGGGTGCGGAATTTGTCAGCATCAAGGCTGAGATGCAGGAGGTGCGCGAGGCGCTCGATTATGTCGCAAACTATACCAAGTATATCCATCGCGATGTGCTGCAGGAGCTTGGCCGGCAGGCGGTGCGCGTCATCAAGCGCAACTACCCGCTTGTGCTCCATAAACGCACAGGGATGCTCTACAAAGGTATCAGCAGCAAATTTACCCGCGATAAAAATGCCGTCATCGTGACGTCAAATGCGCGCGATATGAGCCGCGGTTATAAGGGTGGCACTCGCTATGGCTGGGTGCTCGCAAAAGGCGCAACCATCCTGCCAAAAAAGGGCAAGACGCTTACGTTTATGGGGCAAAATGGCTGGGTGCGGCTGCATAAGGTGGTCCTGCCTGGCCGCGACTGGATTGAGGGGCCTGCTATGTCCTATCTGCGCGGGCCGCAGATGCATAATGACATCGACAAGGTTGTGCAAAAAAAGCTCGACAAACTGCGGGCTAAAGGGGTCATCGCATGAGCAAAGAGTACGAAGCGCTGACCAAGCTCCGCGATTATTTGCGGGTATATCTCGACCCTGCGCCACAGCCGGCTCTGGCCGATGGGCAGATTGTCGTTGAGTATCCCGATGTGGACTCGATGCCGTACTCGACCATGCTCTACATCGTCCCGGAGCGCGAAAATGTCGAGCAGTCAAGCATGACTATGAGTCGCGTCACTCTGAATGTGACGATGTACCTGATCCTCAAAAACCAGCAGATGGCGACGATGATACAAGCCGCATTTGACTATCTCGCGGCAATCCAAAACGCCATCAATAAAGACCGCACATTAGGCGGATCACTTGCTGAATGTGAAATTAACGCCGCGGAATTTTATCCGGCGATTGTTGGGCTTACCAATTCCGTCGGCATTGAGATAACTGGAACGCTGACCTATGAAAGATTAGGAGGTTGAGATGAAAGAGCTAAAGGTAAAAATCAAAATGCTTGGCAATTTCGCCAAGTATGAGAATGGCAAAGAGTATGAGGTTGACGAGCGCGAAGCCGCGTTTTTGATAGGATATGGTTTCGCCGTCAAAATTGAGTCTGAAAATACGCCTAAAGAGGCGGAGGAGTAACATATGGCAGTGACTGGTAGTGGTGCGTCATTACAAATTGGTAAAGAGAGCGCCTGGGGCACGGCAGCTGCCGGGGCGTATATCATTGATTTTACCAGCGAGTCAATTAAGCTCGCGCCTGATAAAAAGGTGCAGGATTCGCTTATTGCAAGCAAGGCGGCGCCGGCAAAAGACCTAATGGGACTGCAGGTACAAGGCGATACGGCATTTGTCCTGCGGCCTGAATATGCTGGATTTTTGTTCCGAGCAATGCTTGGCGGCGCAGATACGGTTGCCGCTAATGCGCCTGTTACTGGTGCGTACACTCATACTATTGCCCTTGCTGCTGCCAATGGGGCATTTCCAAGCTATACGCTCATTATTGACCGTAAGGCGTCAGTCAATAAATATTCTGGCTGCAAGGCCGCAAGCTGGTCTCTCGATGCCAAGGTTGGGGACTACGTCAAGGGCTCAATTACCTGGATGGGTAAGGATGAGTCAGATGGCTCACTTGCATCCCTCTCGCCGCTGGCGTTGCAGGCATTTAAGGTTATCAACGCGACCTGCACCATCGCCGGCACAAGCTATGATGTCAAATCAGTCTCGCTCAAGGGTGACAACAAATTTGAGGATGTCGGCATTACTTATTCCAGCGGCCTATATCATTTGGAGCCAATCCATGGCATGCGCGAGCTGAATGTTGACATCGAGATGAACTATGACTCGACTGTTGAGACCCTGCATGATAACTACAGCATAACCGGCGCGGTCATTAACTCCATCGTCATCGTCCTCAAATCGCCGTCAATTGTTACAGGCTCGACGCAGTACCAGGTAACCCTGACTATCAATAACGTATCGGCAACTGTCGAGCGCGGAATTTCAGGCACCGGGCTTGTGATCGCAAAGCTTTCCGGCTCTCCGACCAGCGTTGGCGCGACTGAGCCTGTGACTGCGGCGATTGTCGATGCGACGGCGACGGCATATTGATGAGCCAAAAAGGAGGTAAATCGTGGATATTACAAAGAAAAATTACATTCAAAACAAAAAAATAGATTGCTCTGAGTATTTTGGCGATGAAGCATGGGTCATCCTGCGCGAACCAAATATGGATAAACTCATGGCGCTGCGCGAGCTGGCACCCCTTAAAGAGCGCGAGATGCTCGCAGAAGCCCATGATGTGCTTATTGAGCTTGTTATTGACCATAGTTTTTATGCAGGCGACCACAAAGTAGAGCCCAAGGCGGCAATTGATACCATTTATGAAAAGCCTAAGGCGGCGCTAGAGCTTGTTACCAGATACATGGAATGGGCTTTTGAGCCTTTTCGACCAGCAGGAGCGAATACAGATAGCAAGTCTATGTGAGGAGGTTTTTGCCGGCAGATATAACGAGGGTTTGTATCGCGAATATGGCCGCTGGCTGCCCTACATAACGGACATTTACCTGCCGATATGCGACAGCCAGTCTGGAGACTTCCGGATGCTGCCGTTTCCGGGCGGCATCTTAGATCAGCCGGCGATAACGATGGAGCTGCTAAAATTGATACAGCTTAACTACAGGATTTCGGTTCGCAAGCAGATGGAGCGATGAGATGGCCGATGCGAAAGTAATCATAAGCGCGGAAAATAAACTCAAGCAGGGGCTTGATGATGCCAAAAAAGACCTGCTCGGCTTTGGCGACGCCGCAGAGGCTATCGGCAACAAGCTCAAAAATGCGCTGACAGTAACCGCTATCGCTGTTGGGCTTGAAAAGCTTGGCAAGGCGGCGTTTGATTGCTTTGTCGAGTTTGGCGAGGGTGAACGCAGGCTCAAACAGCTCAAAATCGCGCTTGATAACAATGAGACGTCTTTCAGCCGCGCAACCAGGCTCATCGATGAGATGCGCGGCATGTCGCTCGCGAGCAAAGATCAGATTGAGGGACTTGTTGCCGAGCTTGCGGCGCTGGGCAAGTCTGATGCCGAGATTGACAAGATAACCCGCGCGGCAGTCAACCTGTCCAATGTTACTGGGCAAGACCTCAATAGTGCGTTTACCCTTATCAATGGCACGTATGCCGGCACGGCAGGAAGGCTTGACAGGCTTATCCCTGAAATTAAAGACCTATCAAGAGAGCAACTCACTGCCGGCGGGGCTGCCGACCTCATCAACAGTAAATTCGGCGAGATGTCAAAACAGCTTGCCGAGGACAATATCCCGCAAAAACTAAAAAATATCAAAGATAGCTGGAGCGAGCTAAAGCAAAACTTTGGGCAGGCCGTCGCCCCGATTTTCAATCCTATCCTTGAGGGCATCAATCAGATAATAACCGGCTGGAATAAAGCCGCAGAAGCCGCAGACCTGCATTACAAAGTCCTGCGGGCTGCAAGTTATACCAGTAAAATCGCGCTCTATGAAAATATAGTCCAAAATACTCAAGAGCGCTTGCGCTTATGGGATCAGCAAAATAGCGGGGCTATCCAACGCATACAGCGTAATATCGTCCAGGCAAAGCAAATCGGTGATATAGGCGCACAAAAGAATGCGGAAGAGGCTTTGGCAGTCTTGCTTGAAACACGCCAAGCGCTTGTTACCGAGCTTGATACCGCAAAAGCGAGTATTACTGACCTTAAAAAGCTCTGGGCGCAGACGCCGGTATCGTTGCTCAATCCACAGGACAAAACTACCATTGTTCCCAAGTTGGGAACAATTACTGCAGGGACATCGACTAGCGGCGGTGGCGGTAAGGGCAGCGGCTCTATTACACCATCTTATGGCAACGAGCTTACTCCAGAGGATTTTTATTTCTTCCAGCAATGGTTTCCGCAGCTTGGCGCAGAGGCGCAAAAAGATAGTGCATTATTGGCGGCATTTGGTGTGGAGCTTGCCAATTTTACTCCACCGCTCACCCAAGCAGAAGAATTATCACAAATTTACGGCACTTCCGGCACAGAAATGGCAGGCGGCGGAGCTGGCTTGTCAAGCGGAGTACTGGATGGCGTCACGCAGGTAATTGACGCATATTCCGACCAATTGTCTAATGCGTTTTCCGGAGCTATTGATGCAGGACTTAATAATTACATCCCGCTCATATTAGATGGGCTTAATAATGTCAGCACTAACTGGCTTGCGTTTGAAGAGTCGTTATTACTCAATTTTGCACCCTGGAAAACTACAGCTGAACAATTATCTGAGATATATTCTACCTCCGGCGTCGATATGGTCGGCGGTGGGACCGGTCTATCAAGTGGAGTAATAGACGGCGTTACTCAGGTTATTGACTCGTATTCAGACGTTTTGTCAGAAGCTTTTGCCGGCGCAATTGATGCTGAGCTTGTTCAGCCAGTAACAGAAGAATTGCATGACCTTAATACCAACTGGCTTACTTTTGAGGAATCTTTTCTTGTTAACTATGCACCGCCCAAGACACAGGCGCAGGAGCTATCGGATATCTATGGAGCATCAGGAGTCGATATGGTTGGCGGCGGCACTGGGTTGGCTGCAAGCACGGCTGCAGGTGGTGTTGAGACTCCAATGCTTGCCCCGATATCTGGATTTGACAAGCTCATCTCTGCCATCACGCCGTTTGCCAATAGTTTGCTTGGCATGATAACACCATTGGCGTCAATCCAGTCAATCCTTAACCCGATGCAGACAATCCTGCAGTCGGCGTTTGCCATACTTGAGCCTTTTATCAATTCCGTGATTGCCCCATTACGAGGCATCCTTGCCATCATCGGCAAAACGCTTGGCGCAGTCCTTGCGCCGGTGCTCAAGATACTCTCTCCCATCATCGAGCTTATCGGCAAGGCGTTTGTATGGCTCTATAATAACATTATCAGACCGATTGCCAATGGGCTTATCTGGATATTTACCGCCGTCCAAAACGCCATTGCTGCGGTCATCAACGCGTTTAGCTGGCTGACTGGCATATCCGTGCAATATGCGTCCTACGAGGATGCCAAACTGCAAAAGATTGAGTACGGCGACGTTGTACAGGCTGGTGCTAATTCGGCAGGTGCGACCGCCGCGCAGTCGGCACAGTATCGCTCACAGTCTATTACCATCAATATCTACCAGCAGTCTCCGGTTGTCGGCGATAACGGCATGCGGCAATTCGCGGCGATGATTCGCGCCGAGTTTGAGGCTTTGGCTTATTATGGGACTTAAGCTATGACGATTAGCATATTGGCAACCTGCGGCACAACGCAATATGACCTCTCAAGTTGGGTCATCAAGGACTCAATCAAGATAGATACGCATCTCTTTACCGACTCGCTGGAGCCGAATACCAACTCCGCCGAGTTTACCTTATCCCGCACCTGCCCATATATTGATGAGCTCTTGATATATAATGACGCAATCGGCGTGAGCATTGCGGCTGATGGCATAACCTACTTTACAGGCTACTTTACAGATTCTTTCAGATTTGCGATTACTTCCCGCGGCGCACAGGACGTCAAGATTGAGTGCGAGGATCCTGGTATCCGCAAGCTCAAAATTGCATGGGTATCAGCAGACGGCATTGGGACCACCTTTGCCGGCGATAAGATATGCGATCCCGCAGACACGACGCATTCGGTATTGCACAAGATAGCGACGCTATCAGGCGTAACGCTTGCATCGGGCTTGCCGACTATTAGCCAGCAGGTCTACATGGTGGTCCTCGATAAGGATGGACAGACCTACTGGGATGTCTTAAGTAAACTACTCCTTGAGCATCTCTACGTTTTTGATTTTAATGCGGCTGGTCAGCTCTACTTGTTTGCCCTGACCGGCATGACGGGCTCGCCGGTACAGACCTTGACAACACAAGAGGGCATTATTGGCGATAATTCGACGCCAGGCATCACAGTCAATAAGCGGCTCTATGATATCCGCGAGATTGACATTAAATTTGACGAGATAAGCACCATTGTCAGCGGCGTCGTCCATCGAGACACGACGGGGCAGACCGCAACTTATGACTGCCTTATCCCGATAGCTCCGGGGGCATATTATCCCGATACCTGCAACGCGGACACCTACGCCTATATCGACTATAAGACCGAGGACGGGCGCGATGTTGTCATGGTCGACTCGGCGACGCTCGATGTCAGCAAGGACAGCGGCATCACGGCAGAGTTTGCTAACCTGGGCAAGTCCGCGAGGATCAGATTTTACAATGGCGGCGCTACGACGCAGTATATCTATCGCCTTAAGGTCAACGCCACCAATATCCGCGTCAAATCAGCTAACTCTAAAGTCATCGCAGGCGAGGCGAGCCGGCACAAGCGCGAGGTTGACGCGAGCACCATCACAACCAAAGCTGAGGCGCAGGCATTTGGTAATCTGCTCTATTACTACTACAAAAACTCCAAGCAGGTATATCAATTTAACGGCTACCGCGGCTTACTCTATCCGTCAGAGATACTCTACCCATCAGAGACCTTGTATCCCAACGGCGACCTTATCGAGCCAGGCGAGATTATCCGGCTCTATGACCCGATTTTTACCGGCCTTGATGCGACTGTCATGGTCACGCGCAAGCGTTATACCCTCGGACGCAGTGGTGCAGAGTATGATGCTATCGGCATTGGGACGATAAGCCTTAACGACACGGTAGCACATTGGCAAACAGTGACGCCGCCAACATTAATACCTGGCCCAACAGGACCACAAGGTCCTACCGGCCCGGCAGGGCAGCCTGCTATTATTGCCAACCTGTCAAACGAGAGTCACACCGTACCCACTGATGCGAATGGCAACAATGGCAATTATACCGGTTGTGCCACCACCATGTCCATCTTTGTCGGCTCGACTGATGACTCGGCAAACTGGACGGTGAGCGCATCCCCATCAGCGGGGATAACTGGCTCTTTGTCAGGCAGGACCTATACTGTCACGAACATGACCACCGATACCGGCTACGTTGACCTGACTGCCAGCAAAAGCGGCTACTCGTCGATTACCTGCCGGTTTACCATTTCGAAGGCGAAGGGCGGGATTGCTTACATGCTTGTTGTGTCGGCAGCGGCAATCCAGAAATCGCAAAGCGGTACTTACACACCGAGCACGATAACTGTCAGTGCTAAAAGTGTTGCTTCAGCGGGGACTGTTGCAGACTATGCAGGCAGTTTTGTGATTGCCGAGACGACCGATGGGACAACTTATACTGACAAATATACGTCCTCTGCAAACGAATCGAGCAAGACCTACACGCCGAGCGCCGGAATAAAAGCGCTTCGCTGCAGGTTGTATCTTGCAGGTGGAACAACAACTCTGCTCGATGAAGAGATTATTCCGATCGTCGTCGATGGCCCAACAGGGCCAACGGGGCCGCAGGGGCCAACGGGGCCGACCGGCCCCGCTGGCCAAGATGCACCGCATTACCTTGGGCTATACGCGTACTCAAGCAGAGCATCAATTACCGGCATGATTGCAAACGACCTTGTCGTTTTGTACTCAACTACGCAGTCTGAACGGGGAATCTATGCGTATATATCATCGTCCTGGACAAAACAAACGACACCTACGCAAGACCAAATCATGCGGTGTATGGTCGGCGTGCTCGATGCCGTCAGGCAGGGATATGGGCAATCATCAGACTATATCGGCACAGGAGCGACAAGTTTCGAGACTTTGCTTGTTAACTTTTTGTATGCGCAGCAGGCGTTTATTGATAATCTCTTGGTTAACAATGTTTATGCATCAATCTCTGCGGGTACAGTAGAGATAGTTAACTATAATTATCCTGGAACAAATTTCAATGTGGGGAATACAAGCGGGGCCTATTATTCTGTTGGTAAAATAGCAAACAATAAAAACAATGCAATATTCTTTTTGCCAAAGATGTTATTAGTTAAAGGTACGGCAAATATAGACTTTACGTTATATGTATCAACAGCAAATATAGCTGTAACATTGCAATTGTACATAAATAGTACGCTTATTGGTAGTGTAAGCGTAACAGGAACAGGAAGTAATACTGTCAGTTTTTCTAATGTGTCGATTCCTGCTGGGGCATCGATGGATGTTAAATATGCATCGAATGGATCAACAACAATTTCTTTTAGCGCAACATTTAAGGGCACAAATTTATCTCCACTGCTTTTAAATGTTGGAATATAAAGAGGGAATGGCTATGTTTTTTCAGGCAATTTTACTTGCGGCATCTATTGAGGCTGGAGTAATGAGCGGCGGCATTTATAACTATATGTCGCCCCCTAAAAAGGCATATGATTCAGCAAGGGTGTTATATACAAGTCTTGATGTACAAGCAAAATATGGCGTTTTTTATATTGGTGGCGGGATTACAACCTATATGTCGATGCAAGATATAACAACATATTGGCCGTGGCAGAGCGATTATCGTATTGGTGCTGGACTTAAGATTGGTAATATGCAGATTGGATATGAGCATGAATGTTATCATCCTCAATACCCATATCTAATGATTTTCAGGGAGCAATTTACGCCGAAATATGAAGGCGGGCATGACAAAATATTTATTCGCATAACGTCAAAATAGCTAATACTACTGTTGTGAGACAGGAGGAGGGATTATGGCAATAAGTTATACTGAGCAGGGCTGGACGAACAATGGGCCGCCAGGAGTCAGTGCGACACATTTGATTCCGATGGACGATGCGCTCAAAGCCGCCATCGATGCTCTCAACAACATGGGCGACGCCGGTCAGCAAGCCGTCAAGGAGATTGGCGCGGCTCCGGCGACAACAACAGGCGGCAAGCTGGTCAACAAAATCACCGAGGCGGGCTATTCGCTCGCTCCGGCAACGGGGACGAGCAATCTCGATAATATCGGCGACGGCACATCGTATGCGCGTGTGCAAAAGGCGCTGGCTGATGCAATCAACGGCGGGACGTTTAATGCGGCAACAGTATCAGCCTTTGGCGTTCAAGCCACACCCCCCACAATAACAGATTGTAATGCCGCTTTATCTATTGGATTCTATCGTTTTGACTCGAATTGTACAAATGCTCCACATACAAGTCCTGGTGCATTGCTTGTATTCCGCTATGACGGCAATCTGCTTGTACAGATGGCAAATCAATATTTGTCAACTAATATCTGGATTCGCACAAAATACAATACCGGAGTATGGTCAACATGGGGAACGCTATGGACAAGCGCTAATCTCAATCCGCAATCGAAAGGTACGCAATATTCCGTGAGTGCAGCGCATAACACGGCAACCACGATTGCGACCTTGAGTTCTGCAAATGCTTCATATTTGGTCAAAGCATATCTATCTGGGCAAAACGCCGCAGATTACCATGCTTTTGCAATCATTCAAACATCTAGCAATGGCACTGCCGTTATCAACTTGCAAAACGACCGAGGGTATATGTTTATCACGCTCAGCGGTTTGAATATTCAAGTGCGCCAGACAAGTGGTGCAACACAAACAGTCTATGCAGTTATCCAGCGGGTTCTGGACTATTAAGGAGGAAATATGAATATTGATTTTGCCTATAAACGCGAAAATTGCTTTGTGGTTTTTGAAGTCGGCTATCCGGCAGGATACTTGGTATACCAAGACGATGAGCGATATGCAGAAATTGAGGCATATCTGCAAGAGCATCCCGAAGCATTGAAAGATGAGCCGTTACCCCCACCGCCGAGCGATGCAGAACTGGAAGCCCAAGCCGAAGCCATAAGGCAAAGTCTTTTTGCCGAATATGACCTTGCGGTGAAACAGCATACTCGCTGGATTGCGCTGGGAATTGATAAAGATGACTCAAAACTGCTGGCATGGCATGAATATGCCCGACAGCTAGAACTAATCAATGACGTCGAGGGCTGGTACAAAGACCCACAGTGGCCGCCGAAGCCGGAGGCTTAACATGCAGACCGCCATCGAGACTGCCATTGCGCTAGTAACGACCGCGATACTCACAGGCACATGGGCGATTGCGCGCAAGCGGTACAAATTGCTCAATCAACGGGATGAATTACTTGCAGAGGTGCAAAAAACGCTATCGGCGATGCGCGACGATAATCGTTGCCAGTATACCGCGCTTTTGGCGGTCATCGATGCGCAGGAACTGCAATTACATGCGCTCAAAGGGAAAAAGATGAATGGCGATGTTGATGACGCATTGGCAAAAATCCGTGTAGCGCGCGAGGAAATCCAGGCGCATCTTGTGGAGGTAGGGTGCAAATGAACACACAATCAATTTGCAAAAAAATTGGCGACTCTGGATGCTATTTTATCTCATTACTAAAACTTGTAAATGCGGATTATGCCGCTATTGGAATGTATCAAAAGGCGCTCGCGGCAAAGATCATCGATGAGGACTGCTTTGTGCAAGACCCTGCTGGGTTGCTGGCATTGGCGGCGGGCGGACAATGGGACGTCCGGCACGAAGATGCCAGCTATCAGACCAAGCGCAATGAGTGGGAAATCCTGCGCTTTGAACGCAAAGAGGCAACAGTAACGTATGCGCACTTTGTCGTTGGCGATGGCTATGGGCGTGTCGCCTATGACCCTCTCGATGATTCGCGCACGGTTGCCGAGGGGAAACTTGTGTCCAAGCGTATCATCACGAGGCTGTCATGAGCGCAGGCTATACGCAGGAGCAGGACGGTTCCAAGTCGATGCGCAGACTATTGGCGCTCTACTATTCGCTCTTGTCGGGCGCATTGCTGATAATCGGGGCGCTATACGGCACAACGGCAGGTATCTATGGCGGGCTTGGCTGCGCGCTGGTGGTGCTAGTGCTGCTAGGATTGACGACTATCAGCGATATTAAAGGGATCAACTATCAAGCAATATTTAATGGTTCAAACTATCCGGAATCTCCGGATACTTCGCGCGGCGTAAAATCTGTCAGCGAACTACCAAAATTACGCCAAAATTTGGACACTAAACTGACAGAATTTAGTGGCTCTAATAAGGAAGAGCCATATAGGGCTGGAGATTGATGTGGGAGGAACTATGAAAATTAAGCTGATTTTTGATGATGGGTCGGAAACAGAAATTACTGAGCAGGGGTTGAAAGGGTTACTGGAAGTATTGAAGGATGAAAATAAAAAGGAGGTAACAATAATGCCATATGTTACCCCGTGGTATCCAAATACATATCCTTATACTACTTGGAAAGATTCAACCGGAACGTGCCATTATGAATTACATGTAGCGTATTGGAGGTAACATGAATGACAAAATCGGCAAAGATATTGCTATCATTATTGCTTGTATTTTGCTTGTTGTCGCCGCTTTCGGCGCAATCGTCTATTCCCACGAGCTGGGAGCAGTTCGACGCCTTAATAGTGAGCTTGCGGAGCGAAATCGGCAGCTTGAACTCACAGCTAATGAGTATCAACAGCGACTTGACTCAATCGCAAACCGAGTTACAAGCGCTCAAAATGCGGTTAGCGGAGCGGGAGACAGCGTATCAAAACTTAGAGCAATCGTGGACGCAATTGCTGCAATCTCAAAAGACTTGCGAAAGCCGCTTGCAGTCAATCAACCTTAAATTTGGCGTTTCTGTTGCGATAAATTTGGCGCTTATCGGTGGGGTTCTATATTTAGTTTTCCACTAGGAGCAATAATGCCAAAAACAGGTATCATTATATCCGATTTCCACTGCGTGCATCTTTTTGGCCTTACGCCACCTGACTATCAGATCAGCCCTGACGATGACCGACAATTAGGCAAGGCTGCCGAGTGGCAGCAAAAAACATGGGATTGGTATTCTGAGCAGGCAAAGGCTATTGGGCACATTGACCGGCTGATATTCAACGGCGATGCGATTGACGGTATAGGCGCAAAATCCGGCGGCACTGAACTCATCACGACCGACCGGCGGCGGCAAGTGCAAATGGCGAAAGCCTGCGTTGAGGCTTTTAGTTATGACGCTATTACCGTTATTCGTGGCACAGCCTATCACACCGGAGAGCAAGAGGACTGGGAGGACATTCTCGCTGACATGCTTGGTACACATGCTCAAGACCATGCTTGGTTAGAGTATGCCGGGTGCGTGCTGGATTTTAAGCATCACATCGGTTCGACAAGCGTTCCTGGCAATGCACCGCCATCCCTAGGGCGCGAGGCGATTTGGAACCTGCTCTGGGCGGAAAAACAGTTACAGCCAAGGGCAAACGTGATTATCAGATCACACTTGCATACCTACTGCTATACCGGACAAGATGACTGGCTGGCAATTGTAACGCCGGCCTTGCAGGGCTGGACTAAATATGGAGGCCGAAGGATGAGCAAGACTATCTCCTTCGGCTTTTTGTATTTTGAGATTAGCGACAAGGGGGAATTTTTATGGCGACCGCATCTCCTAGTGCCGACCTTCGCGGCGGCGCAAGCAGAAGCACTATAAAATTCGACGGCTCCGAAGAGGACTATCAGAGGATTTTAGAGGCTATACAAGCCCTTCCGGACAAAAACTCGCGGAGCATCAAATGGAATCCGAGGCTCGATGAGCTATTGGTCAAATATTATCCAATCAAGCGCAAAAAGGAATTGGCGCGCTTTTTTGGCGTGTCGGATCGCTCGCTGTATCAGCACTACATGGAGCTGACAGAGGGAAAACATGAGTGATTGTTTCATGGCGGCTGAGACAATGCAAGAAAAGATTACAAAGACCTGCAATGGTGTAGCGCGCCTGCTTATCGGCAAGAATGAGCGCTACGGCAATAGTGCTTTGGAGCCTATAAGAGTGTTTTCCAATGTTGACGCGGATGTTGGTCTCTTAGTGCGGCTCGATGACAAGCTCGCGAGAATCAAATACGCGTCAAGTAACCATAAACCATTGCGCAGAAATGATATAGTCGATATGACAGGCTACCTGATTTTGTACTGCGTCAAGCAAGGATGGACGGATTTTGACGACCTGATTGATTAACTTTTATGCGCCGGCGTGTATAGTCTATGCGCCGGCGTATAGGCGCATATAAGGCGTGTATAGACAATGTATAGCTGTGCTGGCAGTCTCCAGCGCCCCGGTGCGCCTCCTCGCCGGGGCTTTCTTGATAATAGTGCCGTAGGGCATTATATTATAACTGAATCTGATCCGTGCCCATGCACGGGGTAAGATTCCCCTGGCCCCGGCTGGCATAACTGCTTGTCGGGGCCTTTTTGTTAAGTAATTTACCCCATTTTGTATAGTATTTTTCACAAAAAATCGCAAATATTTTTATTTTTCCCATTGACAACCTAAGCGGTTAGGATTATATTGTATTCAGAAAGGATGAAAAAAGCCTGCGGGCGACAGAAGGGCGCCGAGGCCGGGAGGTAAATCATGAAAGAGTTTATCAAATCGTTGACTGATGAAGAAAGGCTTGCCCTTGGCAAGTATTTTGTTGATGCCATTGACGATGGTACAGATATTACAATCTCCCTAAAAGAAGCGATTCAAAATCTGCTCCTTGATAGTCTGAGCTATGACAGTGAAGGGTTTTACGATTACATAGCTCGTACTGCCCAGCAAGTCATTGATGGTATCTATGAAAGCATAGATGAGATAAGAAAGGAATTCGATGGATTGGTGAAAGAATTTAGCCAAGATCAAGATAATGAGATTGATTAACGGCTGCTGGTGCGCAGGGCGGTTCGATTCCGCCCCGCCGTATAGCCCGCGGGCGCGAAAAGGCGCCGGGGCGTGGAGGAAAATCATGGAACAGATCAAATACGGGCTTGAAGAAGTTGAGCTTGACCGTGAGCGAGGACTTGTTTACTCGCTCGACGGCGAAAGGTTCGGTGTTGTGGAAATCTGCCCGGTATGTGGGCAGGTTGTTGGGACTGGCTGCGCTTATCGAAGCGATGAGCCAGTGTATGAAATTGCGGGCGAGTACGCCAGAAAAGAATTGGCTGAGCACATGAAAATCCATGAGGCCGCCAGGACATTGGGCAAGAAGGGCGGATCGATGAAGTCTGAAAAGAAGGCCGCCGCCGTTCGGGAGAACGGCAAGAAGGGAGGTAGACCACGAGACAAAAAGTGATCAATTGCCCCGCTTCGGCGGGGCTTTTTTTATATTTCCACCTCTCGCGCGACTTGCGAGAGGTCATATAATTGGCGGTGCGTATAGTTATCTTGTATCGCCGCGCCCGACCAGCCGAAACTTGCCCGCAGAAGGTCATCTGGCAAGCCTTTGCCGCGTAGATATGTGTTGAGACTATGCCGGAGCATATGGAGTGTCACTGATATATCGGCACGTTTCGCCGCGCGCTCAACCTCGGCAGACCATGCCCAATATGATAATGGCGTATCGCCTCCAAAGACAAAACCTGCCGGCTGTCGCAGGG